GCTGTATCCAAGTACTGACCACGGATCACCGCTTTGCGGTAATCATTCGTTGACATCGGAACGCGGTGCGTGATGCGCTGGCACTCGCTCATCACAGAAGAACCTGTGTAAGGAATGTACAGGTTATCCGGCAGCACCAAAGCGCTCACCATGCGGCCCTTGGCCTCATCGTAATAAACTTTCTTGAACGCAGAGCCACCAAAGCCAACGTAGAACAGCAACTGGTCAAAGTCAGGCGTGTACTCTTCCATCACCGTGGTGATTTGGTAGTTCATGAAGTCACGCACGCGGTCCGCTTGCATCAACTTCTCACGTGTCTCCTTGCCCAGCACTTGCGTGCGCACAGGACCGCCCGCAGGCATCAATTCCTTGAGCGCTTGTGCTTGGAATTGAACAATACTCTCTGTCAAAAGTGGGTGCTGCACGCCGCACGCGCCCTTGAATGGCTTGGTGCGCTCTTCAAACGTGAAGCCCAGCATCTTCATGCCCTTGCTGTACTGCTCTTCCCATTCCTTGCGTGAAGACTTGTCAGCATCAAACAATGACATCAAGTCAGACGAGATAAGCTGCAAGACATCTGGCTCAATGACCTCGGCCAAGTTGCTGTCGTATGCAACATCATCGTCTTCTTCCCCGATGTTAATGACCACCGCGCCTGTTTCGGCATCAAACTCAATGTCAATATCTGAGGGTAGCTCGTCTTCCATCTCCACGGCGACATCACCACCGGGCAAGTCGTCGATTGTCATGTTCTTTTCAATTGGCATGTTATGTCCTTACAGATATCTGCGGTTATCAGTGGTCTGGCGCTCGATCATACCCCCATGCGCCTTTTCTGCGGGAGGTTCAAAGAAATTCATTTGGATCTGGCGTGCTGCGTTGTTAGGCATTTCGCTGGCTTTTTTAATTAAAGCAGCGTATTCGTCCTGATCTGCAAAATAAGAATTACCGTTGACTTTTAAAAATCTGTTTAACAGATTATCGTCAAGAACAATTCCGTTAATTTTGTGCGTGGTAGATTTTATGTCTCTTATATCTACCATCCTAATGTCCTTTTGATTGTATACACTTTGCAAGTCAGGGCCCTGACGTTTAACAAAGTCTTGAATTTCTTTAAGGTAAGGGGATTTTTTTAAATCAGCGTTGTTAAACTGGCCTTTAATTTCCGTGATGCTTTTTGTATTCTGATTTTGTTTTACAAAGTCTTGGTACTCAGGCATGGTTTTAATGTACTCCTCTGCCCGTTTTGATGTAAGTGTTCTATCCCTTGTCAGCGCGTCAATTTCGGGCAAATGTGGATTAGCTAAAATAAATTCACGAACACTTATTGGGGGACTATTAACTGTAAGCTGAACACGGGGCTCAAACTTTTTGTCAAGCAGGATGTTTAGTCGGTTTTCGCCAGAGCCAAAGTCTAAAGCATACGTGCTCTTGTCCGTACACCAGCCTCCCGCGCAACCAATGTCCTTGACCATTTCTTCGTGTCTTGCGTTATCTGCCAAGTCAGGGGGGCTGATCCACTTGCTGCCGTTGTCATAGCTGTGGCTTACAATCTGTGGGTCCTTGGAAATGGCAATGCCTGCAAGTTCTCCGCGTTTTTCGGTAACCCATTCTTGTTTTCTAGCTACGCGATTAGACGCTTGCGCAGGAGTCAATCCCTTTAAAGTATCTTCAGTCAAGATGTAATCTTTAGGCATTGGCACTTGTTCGCCATACGCCTTAAAAACTGTTTCCTTAAACATCTTATCCATTTCATCGGCTAACGTCTCAAGCTTCAAGTTTTCATCTACATAACTACCCATTTCGCTTAAACGCATTTCAGGGTTAGTCTCCCTAAACTGCCTCATGTTTGATGGAACGTATTTTTCTGATACGTCTTGCAGTTGAAGTGGGTAAATGGAAGAGTCAACAATTGCTTCTGCTTCTTGCCCTTTTGCTGTTTTTGCAACACCAGCTTTTGGAAATCCTTCAAGTTCACGTCCAGTTCCAATAGTATTTGGATTTAAAAGATAAGGGTTGTTTTCTAAAAACCTAGGGGACGTAAAATGCATTTTCATGCCTTTGTCAGCGGCTTGAACCATTTGATCTTGCTCTGTTCCAAAATCACGACGCAAATACGCACCTACTTTGGTCCTAAACCAGTTCGCCAATGCAGGGTTATCCGTTCTAAGATTTGCTCCAGTGTCTACTGTGCGGGCCACCCTGTCTGCATAAGCATCCGCTTCATTCATTTCTGGAACAATTTGTCCAGAAACGGTTGTTCTTTCTGGTGTCATAATAAACGGTGTGCTTCGGTTGCGAATTGCATACGAAGCACCGGGAACAGCCAACTCTTGGTTGTACTGCTGGAAGTCCTTGGCCAGCATCTTCGCCGCTTCGCCCGTCTTTCCTGCAGCCTTCACGCCCGCGCGCGTAGCGCCTGCGGGATTAACAAGATTGCTGCCTAAATCACCAGCACCGTAGAAGCCGGCTAACGTTGGATCTTCAGAAGGCTTAAACCCTAGGCCCGCGGCCCGTGATTTTTCCTTTAAATACTCACTGCCCATAAAAGGCTTCTCAACACCACCGCCATACACGTTGGCAATCATGTTGGAAATATCCATCGGCGCACCAACAATGTTTTGCGGTATGTTGGTCAAGCCCTTAGCAAACTCCACATAGCCCTCACCCGACTTTAGTGCCTTAGAAATGTTGCCCGCCTTGCGACCAATACCCGATTTCTGAGCAATAAATGCCGGTGTACTCGCCGCTGCTATCTCTTCTGCCGTAGGTTCTGCATCGCCGCCGTTTGCACGATTAACAGGAATACGTATATTGACTTCTGGACCCTTACTGCCTATGTAAGCCCTGCCCAATTCACCCGCCAAATCACGTGGGCTAAAACCCTTGTCCACAAACTCCACCAAAGCATTCTTGGCAGATTTGACAAGCCTCTCGCCCTTACCCATCTTCTCGTACTCCGCAACCCTCGGTCCGTGGAAATCGTACCTGTCTGTAATTACAGTGGAACCATCAGGGTTTTGCTTGTACTGAAAACCACCCAGCGTATTCCTAATGTCCACGTACCCCGGGCCTGCCGTCTTGGCATCCGGATAATCTTGATAATCTACCCGCCCCTTACCACCTCGCGCCTGACTTTTTTTTACTGCATCCATCATGGCCAACTGTTCCTTGGCCGTGAAGTCTTTTTCAGTAATGGGTGTGCGCCGGCCAGTCATAACGTCTACAAAAGTTCTTGACGCCGCATCAAAGAATGGCTCGTCTTTGCGCTCCGTTACCTCACCGCCCTCAGCAAAATTGACAGGGGCAACACTTAAATCTAACGACGCTAAATGATTGACAGGCTTGTAACTGGCAAAAAACGCTTCCGTCTCCGTGCCCTTGTTCTCGTTAAATACCCGATCATCCTCTTCGTCCTGCGCATCAGCCAAAGCCGCTAAAGCAAAAGCCGCTTTGTAACTTGCCGGCATATTGGCCATGTCAAGCTTTGGTACTGACGCCTTGGCCACGGTTGTTGTCTTTGCGGGGGCGGATGGCGCAGCTTCAGCCATCGGAGGCAGGGACTCGGGCAACGGCTCACGGTCTTTCTTCGCCATTGTTTCACGTGAAACATCCTTGCCCAAAAAACCCTTGACGCGCTGAACATACGTCCTCGTCTCCTCAGGAAGCTTCTCTGGCTTGGCACCCGCAGCAATCCATTTGTCCGTGGAGCCCGGCCCCCAGTTATACGCAATCAAAGCCTTCTCTGTATCGCCATACTTTTGCTTCATGGCCTGCAAGTAATCCACGCCAACCCTTGCAATTTCGTCAGGAGATGATGATTTTGCAGGGGTAACACCAAAGCCGGGATCCTTGATGGTCCCCGGCATGACCTGCATTTCACCCAAAGCACCCTTCGGACTCGTCGTTAGAGTCTTACCGTCCGCAGCGTACCGTTTACCACGGCTCTCGGCCTGCTTAACAGCTGCTACTAACTCTTCAAATGTCTGTTGGGCCATGGTCCGAGGTCCTTGATCAAATATTCAAGCCATTTTATGCCGCATTTCAATAATACTCAACAGGGCTCGTATCCGGCTCGTCTTCCTCAACATCATCCGTCTCCAACGCAATAAAGTTGCCAGCACGAAATCTCGTCCAAGCCATCACCGCAGTATCCACTTGGTCGTCATTGTTCCCATTAGGAAAAGCCGCGCATTCCTCTACAAGGTCCTCGGCCCACTCCTTACCTTCAGGATACCAGATCATTCCGGACTCTAACAGCGGAGCAACAGCATTGGCGCGGGACACTTTGTCCTGACCAGACCTCCTACCGCCGGGTGAGAACATCGTCACAGGGATTCCCATCTTACGAAGTTCCTGCTGCAACGGCGTACCAGTAGCCTTCGCCTCAATCAAAACATTATCAGGCTTCCAATACATGTATTCATCCTTGGCCATGCGTTTTAGCTCAGGAAAATCCCAACGGCCTTTGCGCACATTAAGCAGCATCAGATTCGCACCAGAGTCAGCATCAGGATAGAACACGCCCCACGTCGAGATAACAGAGAAGTCAGCAGTCTCCTTCTTCGAGTACGCCGTGTCATAGACCTGAATCAGATACTCACACTCCGGCGGCTCATCATGCTTCCACTTCCTCCACCAATTCCTCTTCAGGATCGCACCCTCATCATTCGTCGGCTGCTGCTGCCACTGGGCGTTCCACTTCTTCAGACCAATGGAAACCTTCACCTTTTCGAGTTCGTCGAGGCTCCAATAATCTGGCCACAGCGGTTTTCCGGACGGCAAAATGGCCGGGAACTCCAAGATCTCCCACTGGTCGGACTTCAAATAACCCTGCTGCTTGAGCAAGCGCCCCGACAGATCGTCTGTTTTCCATCGTGTATTGATCACAATAATTGCACCACCCGGCTGCAATCGCTGCCGAGGACCCGACGTGTACCACTCCCACGTATTCTCCATTGCTGTCTCAGATACAGCATCCTGCTCGTCCAAGATATCGTCCAGCACAACAACATTGCCGCCTCGGCCAGTCATCGCACCGCCTTTACCAATGAAGAAGGCTTCACCTCCTTGGGCCGTGTTCCACCGACCGGCAGCCTTACTGTCAACTGACAGGGCCATCTTTGGGAACAACTCTTTGTATTTTTCGTCATCCACAAGGTTACGAATCATCCGGCCAAAACGTTGCGCTAACTCTGCAGTGTGGGAGCCGACAATGAGTTTGGTGTCAGGGTTTCTACCCATCAGATACGCTGGGAACAGATAGCTACCCAGTTGTGACTTACCGTGGCGCGGGGGCATCGCAATCATCAAGCGCTTGCACTCGCCAGAGATGACACGGTCCAAGGCTTTAGCAATACGTTTGTGGTGTTCCCCAACGAGCATCTCGGGCCAGACGTACTGGCAAAAGCTGAGGAAGTCAGTGGTTGCACGCTCCTGTGCCTCAAGAAGTTTTAAGCGTAGCTCAAGGCGTAGCTGTTCGTCTTGTACGTCATCGGGTTTTGTAGAGTGCAGAGGCCACGTTTTGAAATTTATATAAATGTAACCCCTGATTGCATTTAAAACAACAAGGGGGGTCTTTTGGCGAGGCCAAGTTTAAAAAGGTTTGAAATTTGGCAGAAACAGGGCGAAGGTTTCGCTTGCGCTAACTGGGCTGTTTATGGCCCTCCCCCTAGTTAAGAAGGTAAGCCTATACGTAGACAAGAGGTAACAGGCGGGCCCACCCACCCCCGCCACCACCATGAGGGAAAAAATAAGAGTAAGGGAAAACACCGATAGCGCGAGAGAGCATAGCATGCTAGGCATACAGGGCCCTAGGGCCCTGTAATACTGTACCCCCTAGGGTACAGTACCGGCTGACAAAAAAGGCAGCTGGTCAGCTGCCTGTTTGTTTGTGATTTCTAGGTTGTATGTACATACAACCTAGACCAGCTGTTACTGGTTCACATGTAGGCCGATGAGATCACCGGCCTTGGCTCTTTCTTCTGCGTCTCGCTTGGCCTGATAGCGTGCGCGGCTCTGGTCACCCAGTTCGCGGGCCTCGGCCTTGGTCAATGTTTCGCACTCACTTACCCGAATGCTTACGCCGCCGTTGTCATAGTAGACATATTCGCTTGCGTCGTAATTGTATTCAGTGCCCAAGGTTGTGAGTGAGCACAGGAATCCGGCCAATGACTGAATGTCCTTGGCCGCCATACCATCGGGTAATGCAAAACGATTATTGTCAATTACGATTACTTTAACTGTTTTCATGATCTCTATTCTTTCTAAAGGTTGTACTGGACCGGCTGGTCCAGTGCTTGAATTATATCACGGTTTATTTAACGGTGACACTAAATTCAATATTACTTATTGCGTCTTGAATTTTTTCGTCTAGGTTGTTATCGGCCCATGATTCAATTGCATCGTCCACATTGTAATCAGTGATGTCGAAATTGTTCGACATCCAGTTGCTGATGTCGTCGTCGATATCTTCGTTGGCCAAGATGTCCATCATTTTGTCACGAAGGTTGTTATCCATCCAGTCGTCAATTGATGCATTGATTTCAACTTGGGTGTTGATTTGCAAAACAGCAATGCGTTTATCAATGATGGCAAACAGTGCTTCTTCTACGGGGCTCGGACCTTGGGACTGGGTCACTGCATTGTCAACGGTGTTTAACAAAACACCGATGGCAGTCCGGACTGCCACTTGATCAACATTAGTTAAAGTGTTGATCAGCATCTCTGCATAATCCAAGGCTTCTTGGATGTTACATCCACGGGATGCAAACAGGTTGTTACGGAAAGGGGTGACTGGGTTTGTCATTGCGTTCTCTCTTCTTTCTAGGTTGTGTCTAATCGGCCGATTAGACAGTTGAATTATAGCACATTATTTTCCGCATTATATTTATTTAAATATTCATTTAAATATTCCAGTGCTTCCGCCTCAGTATCAAAACATCGATACTCACCATTCTCATCTATCCATTCACCCGACGCGGTCTTGGCAAACAAGACCCACTGATTATCGTCAATGTGTTCCGCATACCAATCACTCACTTCATTCAATGCAAAGTCATTGAGATAGATTTCATGAACCATCTTCTTGCATTTTGTATCATCGACTCTAGTGAGTCGGGCTAGTTCTGCAGGATGGTTGTCTTGTAACAAGCCCATCACCGCATACTTAAACATAAACTCTTTATGTTGGTCATCGTCCATCCATGGATCAATCATTTTGTGATCCTTCCGATAAAAAGGCCAAAAGGGTTTTGTCAGGGAGCTCCATGATCAATTCATAGATGGCAGTGAAATCACCACTCTCTACATCTTTTTTGATTTGCTCAATAACATCGTCCCGAAGCACTTCGCGCTCTGTAATCATTTCGCACCCCCCAACGAATCCAAAACCGATTCAAGCTTTTCATATGCACTTTGGTACTGGTCCCCTTCCATGTTGTAAATGAGGGTAGCGGCCTTGTCCAATAAATCCAGAGCATTGCACAGATCAATTTTTTCTAGATCCGTCATGGCCATTTCTCTACAGGGTTGATTTTTCATCTCTCTATCCTTTCTAAGTTGAGCCCCAAGTATACCACCGCGCCAGCAATTTGCAACAAATAAAACAAAAAAAGATCAGCGGGCCCACCCACCCCCGCCACCACCATTCAAGGGAAAAAATTCGGGAAAAAAGAAAACCGGCAGCCGAAAAAAGAGCAATGCCCCGCGGGCCTAACGGCCCGCGGGGCAAGTGCCACGGCCCGCGAACCACGGGCCAAGCACCACGCGCCACGATTACGGGAGCAAGCGACAGGGGCCAAGGGCC